TAGGCGTTCAGCAGATCGCGAGCCGCTGGCAGCCCGCCACGCGCAGTGACAAACGCGGCTGCCGCTTGCAGCGCGTCGTAGCTGGGACCGCCGCCGACATGAGCAGGCCTGGCGCCAGGCGTCGATTTGACGCTGGACAGACTTCGCTTGGTGTCCGCCGCAGCGGGCTTGCCGGCCTTCTCCGCTTTGGGCTTGCTGCGGCGCGGCTCTGCGTTCTCGGCAGCTGTAGCATCACGTAGCGCGACGCTGACCTGCGGCGCGTGGACAGTAACGCCCTTCGCCTTCAGCGCAGCAACGATATCGCGCGGGCGGATTTTTTCCTCTCCGGCCGCAACACGCGAAGCAATTTCCGATCGAATCAACTCAGCCTTGGTAGGCTCGGACTTTGTGGCATCAGCCATGAGTTCAACCTTCTTCTTTTTGGCGGCAGCCTGCTTAACGGCTCTTGCAGCCGCGGCCATCGCCGGGGACGGATCGTCGCTTCCAACAGCAGAAGCGACTGGCGCGGGCTGACCCCGCTCCAGTTCTGTAATGTCATCCTCGCCGCCGTCGATCACATCGCCTAGCGCAGGCAAAAAATCGGGGAGGACAATTTCGGCTTCCGGGCCAGCGTTCTGCATCCGTGCGCTTTTCGCGCGCTTGGCCATGATTGGCTCCAGAGGTCTATCAATCACACTAACGCGTAAAAACTCAAAATCAAGTGGCTGATTTCTTACGGCTGGAACGCGCTCACAACGAGCTCAAATTCGTCCAGGCGTGCTTTGGCCTGCTTGAAGCCGCCGCAAACCTTGACAAGCTTCGCGGCGACATCGAGCCACTCGGGCTTTCCGCACGAAGAGCTTGCCGGCGTCGCCACTTTTTCGGCGACTTTGTTTGCGCGGCGGCAGCGACTAAACCGCTTGCGGGTGAATTCATGCACTACACGATTAGCGTGACCGGCAGAAACCCAGACACCCTTTGCCGCCATCGCAGCCACGACGTCAGCCGGCGCAGGAACTTCTTCATCGCGTTCCTGCAGTCTGGCAACGACGGCGCGCATCTGCTGCGCTTTGGTGGGGGCGTAAGTCTTGAACGCCATGAACACTCCTACAGATGGAAAGAAACCCGCGCGTAATGCTCGGGCAAAGAAAGCGCGCGCAGATATCGGCGCTAACTCAGACCGGTTTTACGTCTGGCTGAAACAAGAAATAAAACCGCGGAGAATCTAGATACATGGCCGTTCCGCGCTGTTTGGTTGGCAGCTCGACGACGGTGACGTACGGCGGATGTACCGATTCGATCTTAAACTGCTGGGCGAACTCTTCTTCGTTCCACACCGTCGAATAAGCGGTTTCGAGCGCCGCGCGGGCCTCCCCGGCGTCAAAATGCCCGTATTGTTGCGTCAGAATTGATACCAGCGTTTCGTTGTTTGCTGGAATACTGATCTCTGTGGTTGGCGTTGGTTTAGTCGCCATTTTTCTCGTCTGTTTTGTTTAATTGCGCCAGTTCATCGATTCGTGCCTTGATTTGTGAGGACAGTTCAGCGGCGTAACGATCGATCATCTCAAATTGCGAGAAAAGATCGTGTGTTACTTGAGTCGAAAACGCCGCCAGTCGTTTCAACAACATCAGCAGGCTAGCCAGGTAGGGCGGTTGCGGATTACGCAAACGCAGCAGTCCGGCCGGCGTGTTTTTTGGTTGCGTAGACCAAAGCGGGACAATCGCAATACCGTGCAGTTCTGGTACAGCGGTCATGGCAGCGCTGCAAAATTCGTCTGCGCGTTTGTACAGTTCGACATCAAACGGAAGGCGGTCGGACTGAATTTCCTGCGGCGGCTGATCCATTGTCGGCATCCTTGCCTGGCGGCGAATAACGCATTCGGGGCGGTAAAAACCCGTCCAGCAGATTTGACAGCCGCGTTGCCGCTAAGCTGTAGACCACCAGGCGGGCGACAGCTCCAATCGTAGCGCCGCACCAATCACCTAGCAAGACGAGCGCCAGCAGGTAAAACGGCACGTGGTAGCTTTTGCAGAAAGGGCACAGCAACAGTTCCAGCCACTTGCCCTTGAGCGTGTCGGGGTCGGTCGTATCTTGCAGCGCCTGGGCGTAAGCCCGAAGATCTGCAAAAATTGAACCCTTGTGCCAAACCTCGATAACTGCGCCAGTGGCAAACACGCTGGTGAAAACGTCAAAAAAGTTGATCATGTGGCCTCACTTTTTTTTGTTTTCGGCTCGCTGCATCGTGTTGACAATCCGTAAAACGACGTAAGCCGCGACGAGTGCGGCAGCAAAGTCGACGCCGGTTGTGGTTCCAAGTCCCCAACCTAGGGCGGCGACAAAAATTAACCCAAGGCCGAAAATCAGAAAGTTGTTCTCATGTTTGTAGGGGGTCACGGGGCGGTTGTGTCTCCGTGCGGCCAGACTTGCGTGCGCGCGTTGTCTGGCGCGCATTTGTCGTGAATCAAAGTGGGCAGCGGAAGCGGCGCTTCCAGCTTGAAGTGCAGTGCAAGATTATCCGGCAAGTACACGTTCGGGCCGGGGCCGCGCAACGTGGACCGCAGATACGGCTCGCGACGTTCTTGGTACAACTTAGCGTTATGGCCAATGGTAGGCATGTGCAACTCCATAAAAACCTGGACGAGTCACCGTTTAGTATACTCGTCCAGGTTCTGTAACATATCAGCCGCGACGACGGCCGTTGCCAAAGATAGTCGTTAAAACCCAACACAAAAGCACCCAAACAGAAGTTGTTGCTGTCTGAGCAATTTCATGGATGGAGTCTTCCAACCACTGCAGCTCTGGTTCGTCGTCTGACTCGTCAGGATACTTGCGCATATGGCACCAGGAATAGCGCGGGATGTGAACCCGCAAGAATTAACAGGCTTAGAAGCTCCCAACGCGGAAATTCGTCACCTGTTAGAAGAACTGGGCGGCATCGACGTTACGGATGCCGCGTCGATGAATGCGCGGTCTGCGGTGTTTCAAGAGTTGGCTAAGCAACGCGCGTTTCCGTCGCTAGAGCCAATTTTGCCACTCGTGTTAAACTTGAACGGCAGGCCATACAGCACGGCCGACCATTACCCGTTCTCGCCGCTTTTTCGGTTGCTTATGCCGAAGAATCTGTGTTTGAAAACCGGTCGACAGGTTTCAAAATCGACGAGCCTTTCTGCACACGGCGTCATCGTCTCAAACTGCATTCCGTTTTTCAAAACGTTGTTTGTAACGCCGCTTTTTGAACAGATTCGGCGTTTCAGTAACAACTATGTGCGGCCGTTTATTGAGCAGTCACCGTTGAAGTCGCAATGGTCCGGCACAGACACTGAAAACAACGTGCTGCAGCGCAGTTTCAAGAACAAGTCAATCATGCTGTTCTCGTTTGCACTGCTTGACGCGGACCGCGTGCGCGGCGTGTCCAGTGACCGTGTCGTGCTTGACGAAATTCAAGACATGGATCCAGATCATATTCCAATTATCCAGGAAACCATGTCTTATTCGCGTTTTGCGCTTACTCATATGGCAGGAACGCCAAAATCTTTGGATAACCCTTTAGAGGGGTCTTATCGTCGCAGCAGCGGAGCCGAATGGTTTATTCCGTGTCAATCTTGTCGGCACTGGAACATCCCATCATTGGAGCACGATCTTGACGCGATGATCGGTCCATACAACATTCATATCAGCGAAAAGTATCCTGGGACTGTGTGCGCAAAGTGTCGCAAACCTATTAATCCGCGGCAGGGCCGTTGGGTCCACCGGCATCCGGATCGCCGGTGGCAGTTTGCGGGTTATCACGTGCCGCAAATGATTCTGCCGCTGCACTTCGCCGACGCTGAAAAATGGTCCACGTTGCTACTCAAGCGCGAAGGCTTCGGCAATATGACGCAGGCACAATTTTACAACGAGGTGATGGGCGAAAGCATTGACGCGGGACAGAAGCTCATCTCAGAAACCGAGCTGCGCAACGCTTGTTTGCTGCCGTGGAAAAACGCTAAAGAACCCACGCCAGAGTGTGTTGAAAATCTTTCAAACTACAAACACCGCATGCTTGCAATCGACTGGGGCGGCGGCGGCGAAGCTGGTATTTCGTTTACCGTACTTGCCGTGTTGGGTTTTCGCCACGACGGAACAATCGACGTGCTGTGGGCCAAAAAGCTGCTAATCGGCGGCGATCACTTAGCCGAAGCTGTCCAGTGCATGAAATACAGCAATTTGTTCAATTGCGACTTTGTAGCTCACGACTACACCGGCGCCGGCACAGTTCGCGAAACTGTGATGGTGCAGGCTGGTTTTAACTTGGATCGTGTGATGGCAATGCGGCTGGTCAGAAGCGCGGCACAAGATTTTTGCGTCTACAAAGCTCCGACTGTCATCAATCATCGGGCGCACTATTCATTGGATAAAACCCGGTCGCTGCTGTACACCTGCCAAGCAATCAAACTCAAACAGGTCCGCTTTTTTGCATATGACTGGGAATCGCAGGATCAACCCGGACTGATTGCAGACTTTTTGGCGCTGACCGAAAACAAGCAAGACAGCCGGTCTGGTGGAGACATTTACACGATCACGCGCAATACGCTGCTGTCAGACGACTTTGCGCAGGCTGTGAACCTGGGCTGCGCAGCGCTTTGGCACATCAACGACGCCGTACCGAACTTTGCAGAGTTAGCCGGCGTGGCCCGCCTGAGCAACAAAATCATGGAAGCCGAAAGCCCCGAGCACTGGACCGACGACGACATGGGCGGGAAGTTTTTTGGCGGCTATTGATTCGCCTTACGAGTACCGCCAGCAATAATCGCGCAGGTATTTGTTGAGCTCGAGGCTTTGCCCGAGCGGGCAATTTTGAATGATATCTACGGCTGCCTGGGCGGCCTGATGCAGCGCCGCCGCGGCGGTGGTGCAGTCCATGCTGCTGGCGTACAGTTCCCAGGCGCCGGCGCTAGTCGGTACGCGAACTGGCACGCCTTGCGCGGCGTGCTTTAGCAGGCCTTGAAACAAGCCATCTGGCTCCGTGTCAGACGCGCCGTACTGGCGATATTGCCGTTGGATAGCCTCAAAATTGCTAACGGCTTCGCGGAGTTGTGTGACGACAGTGTCAGCTGCGGCGGCTGTCATACAACATTTGCCTCCTCAAAGTTTTCCTCGATTTTCAGCCGCGCAGCCACAAGCGCCGCCTCGAACTGCGCCCTGGCGCGGATTTTCCTGGCCACGGCATCGCGGAGCTGCGTCAGATACGCGGCGTACTCCGGATCCAGGTTCACGACCGCCTCAGCCGAGCTGGCGGAGTGCGGCTTGCCTGTCAGCGGGTTATCGCCGCTGTGCATGATACGCTCGATCGCGGCAAACTTGATGTTGGCGCGCATGTCCTCGAGCGTCATTTCGTCTTTCGTGGCCTGCGCCAGGATGTCTCCCGCGTCTACGATCTGCTTGGCGTAATCCATCAATTGTTTTCCTTGTTAGCGGTTTTGGCTGTGTACTTACGAGGTACCGGCAATTCGTTGCCGGCACTATCAGAAATTATGGCGCAATAGGTCGGGCCATCGGCGTGAGTACCGAGCATCTCGTAATCATCCCAATCCAGGCACATAGCGTTGCCGATTGCTTCGCTTGGGCTTGAAGCCTCGACCTCAAATGTGCACTGGATCGGCGTCATTAGCTCGAGCGTGACCGTATAGGTCTGCAGTTTAGAGGTCTTCGTGGTTTTCCGGGAGCGGGCCATTGAGATCTACCAAGAATTGCTTGGCGCCTTCAAGAAAGTTGAAATCTGCAATTGCCTGAGCAAGCGCGCAACCATCGTCGCGCTTGTCAGGATTGAAACGGCCGTAAACGGTGTAGAAAATCGGCCCGACAGCAAGTTGCTCGTCAGTTGCTTCGTCTTCCGTTGAGACAACAGCAATTTCTGTGACGTCGGTACCGGGTATTAGAAATCTACGCACCGAGCGCAACTCGAAATGCGAAAATGCGCTGTTGGGATTGCTGTTAGGCACTGACAGATTGATCAACACAGGTTTGGTCAACGGACTGAACCTCCTCGCGAAAACGGACTTGCGCATGCTGCTCTTGACGTGTCAGCAAACGCTTTGGGAACTTTTCTGGGTGACACATGTGGCAGCGCGCTCTGCGGCAGCCGCCGCATTTTAGTGTCTTGCGGAACAACCCAGTTGTCGGCATGTAATCTTCGCCGGACAGTCCGCGCAGGCTGGCGCCGCTGAGCTGTCGGTAGCGTTTGACGCGCTTTGCGATGATGTGCTGTTCTTCCTGGTAACGTTTCACGTGTTTGCCTCACACAGTAAGACTTGTTTGCACCCACACTGTTGGGCAAGATGCAGCGCTGGCGCTGCATACGTTGCGACAATTTCTGCCCGGTCAATCAGACCGGCAGATATCAAAGCCTGTAGGCCTAGCCGGGCCAAGCCTTTACGGCGGTGCTCTAAAGCAGTAAAGCACTCGACGGTCTGGGCTGTCACAGGTTCACCTTTGAATTTTTCAGGCCACGGGCGGGTACCGACCCAGGCGACGAACACGCCGTTTTGCCAAACAAGCGCTAACATCATCGGCGGGTGCGGCCCGTGTATCGGTTTGATGTAGCGTTTTTCCAGCTCTTTTTGAATTGAGCTGGCGCTTTCGGAATCCGGCCACGACAATCGGGAATAGATCCCGACGACGTCGGTTAACGCCAGGTGATTGATATCTTTGATGCGAATTTCAAAATTCATGGCCGCCTCCTTGCAGTAATATGATTTTACTGCAAGGAAGTGCGCGTTAGCTATTCAGCTGCTGCAGTCTTCGACCTACGGCCTGCAAATACTGCTGCTGCGGCTGTACAGCGCCGCGTGCGGCCGCCGCTGCTGCCGCGATTTCATACAAATCATGCGCGGCGTGCAGCTCGGCTAAGTCGCCCGTGTCGTAGCTGTCGTAGTTGACCGGAGAGAAAAAAAGATGCACTATGCCGTCACGGCGCACGATTACGTCAAAGCCGCCAGTAGACGTGTATGCCACCGTAAAGTTTGGGTGCTCAATATTTTTCACGGCGTGCCTGATTGCCGTTGCCATGAGGTCGCGGATCATTTCTTTGGCGCGTCCAACCAACAAATCAAAGTTGATGTCACGACCTGCTTGTTCTGCTTGTTGTAATTCTATACCTATCCAGCCAAATTTGAGGTCAAGGCCATATTTAATTGCTCTGTCAAACTCAAAACCGTCTACAAGGCGTCTGCTTGCAGCGGCAATGAGCTGGTAGTACGCGTTTTGCCGGGCTGATAAATCTGTTGTCGTCATTGCGCACCTCGCTTATTACGTTTTTTGCCCAGAATTTTGTACGGGCGGTTTACAAAGCCAGGCAAGTCACACGTTTTCCAGCGCGTAAGCGGCAGTACTGCAAACGCGCCCTCTTTCTGGCTCCAAGCTACAAGCCATTTCTTGCGGCCGCGCTCGTTGTACGAGATGAACTTGAACGGGCCTTTTGCCGACATTGGCAATTTAACTTTTTTGCCAGTTACGTCGCGTGTCATAAAATACGGCCCGCCGCTGGTTCGAAACACGTCACCGCGGCGAAGCGTAACGCGAGCTGAAACTATGTATTCATGGCTCTCGTTGCTTGTCACGCGCTTCAAGCCTCTTCACTTTTTTTTGCAGGCGTGTGATTACGTCCGCCGCGACCTGCATGATTTCAAAGTAGCTGCAGTACGCCGGCGGCGTGCGCAGCAGCGTCAAGATATGCTTGCGCGTGTTGTTATACCACCGCTTCTGCCGATCGACTTTCGCTTTCCACATTCGCGTCTCCATGCGGGCCTGGAATCGGCCATTTGTATGGAAGGTCTTTTTTGACAAGCCAGCCAAATCGGCTGTACCAGTCTGGTTTTTTACGCAGCAGATTGCTTCGGTGACTCGTCATGATTGACCAGTCACGCAGCCAAATAGGATATCGGGCTGGTTCCCCTGGCCGCCGCAAAGCGCGTACGACTTGCAGGAACTCTTCCAGAAATTTGTCTCGGTAGCGTAGCCGCCGGCGCACCTCCGCCGCAATGTGCACGCTGTAGATCGCGAGCGGCAGCTCATTTCCACGCCACATGCGTACCGCTGGGTGGTTCTGCCAGGCGGCGCTGCCGGTGGGGTTGTTTGCGCCGACAGATACGCCAAGCGCCAGAAGAATTTGTTTGCACTCTACGGCTTGCTTGAACAAACGCTTGTCGTCAAGCACGTAGGCGCATTTGTTAAATCGCGCGTACGGCAAAAACGTTTGAATGGCTACTCCTCGTCGTCGTCTTCCTCGTCTTCTTCGATCCAGTCATCAAAATTATCGTCATCTTCTTCAGCTACATCTTCATCGTCCTCCTCGTCGTACCACTCTTCTGTTCCGTCATCGTCATCATCGTCGTCGTCGACAAAGAAATTTGGCTGACCCGTTTTCTCAAAAAGATCGTCGTCGTCATCGGCGTCAGCGGTGTCACGCACAAACTGCCACTCTTCTTCAATAAAATCGTCGTCGAGGCCGTCGTCGCGATTTGAATATTGTTTGGCCATGTCTGTGCAGTACTCGATATTAGCGGCGTAGGACATTCTTGTTCACCCCAGTTCACGAGAATCGGTCATCTGCAAATCGCTCCAGAACTGATCGCACCAGTCCCTGCGCACGAGTAACCCTGGCATGTTGTGCACAGTCTCGTCGCCGCGCAGCACGCGGTCGCGCTCGAGCTGCGTGATGATCGCCGGCCAGTTAGGCGCCACGCCGCCTACAGCAACACAATAACGATCGATAGCCCGCTGATTCAACCACCAGTTGCTTTTATTTCGCAGCAAAAACGACCGGGCTTGTTCTTTTGATCGGGGGCGGGGCAGGACGCTGAGTTTTCCAGCCTCAATCCCGATATTTACGGCTTCCATGAGCGTTTCGTGGGCGTGCAGCTCGTGGGCCAGCTTGTTGCGGGCGTATTCCAGGTTAAACGTGGCGTCATAGATATCTTTGAGCCAGGCGGCCAGGTCAATCAGCACCGCGGTAGTCAGATCCTCGTGGCGCGCGGCCACCCGCATCCGAGTTTGCAATACGTGCTGAATATAGCTCGGCAGTACGTGCCGCATAGCCGACACGTCTGATTCTTTGGCCGTCGGGGTTTCTCGCAGCAGTTGCCAGCCGTAGCTTGGCGCCAGCAGCGCCGTCACCGGCGCCAGGCGCGCAAACACTGGGCCAGCCGGCAGCGCCACGACTGTACGGCAAAGGTGCGCGTCGTCAAACATATGAGACGCGAACACCGGCCAGGCGCCAGGACTAGCTGCTTCAGTGATGGCTCGGCTGACATTTGTGCGTTGCGGGGAAGAGAATCTTTTGTGCGGACAGTCCAGACTAGCGCCAACCGTCGCCGCGGCCGCAAAGTTAGCGGCAGGGCAGGCTGTGGCTTTGGCTTGTCGGTTCACGACCGGCGCCAGAAGATTAGCCGCAACCGCAGCAAAGACTGTCCACAACTGCGCGTTTTCGTGCGCGGGCGTCAGCAGTGACCGAATCGTAATCGGCGCGGTACCGGGCGGCGGGAAGTCGGCTGTGCGTTGCGGGTTAATCTCAGGATACGGCGAGAACTTGAGTTGTCCGTCGTTGTTGATGGCGTAGCGGTAGAAACAGAACTCACTAGTTTGCGCGTTCCAGCCGCTGCGGCCGGATACCTGCACAAGTTCTGGCGGGTGCAGTTTCATCGCAGTCAGGTGCGCATGCGTGTTCCATTTGCGGCCGAAGATGAACAGCACGTTTTCAGCGGCAGCGATTCGCTCGGCGAACGCTAAGAGCCCAATGTTTTCGATACGCTCGGCGCTTTCGGTAAACCGTATTTCACGGCCGCCAGCTCTGACGACGCCGACGTAGATTCGCGCTCCGTTGTCGCCGTGTACGACTTTTTCGATTACGACTTGACCGTTGGCGACCTGCAGCCCGGTTGTCGACCACCAGCCGCCGTCGCGCTCGATCACGACCCAGTTGCGCTGCAGCTTTGTCGGCACGCCGGGATTGCTCTCGATGTGCGCGAGCAGCCGGCCGGCAAAGTCTTTCGAGATGTACGATTGTTTGCTGAGGAAGTCCTGCAGCTTGTGTATGTCCATGCCCAGCCGAGTTACAAAAGACTGCGCGGCTGTTTCGTTGCTGGCTTTGAGCGTGCTGTCCAGCGCTGTTTGCCACGTTTGAGCCGAGCGCCGAATGGCGGCCAGTTTAACTAGCGTGCGGGCAGTGTTTGGCGCGCGATGTACTTTGTCCGGCGGCAGCGTGCAGACGTAGCCTTTGGCGTTAGCGGCTTGCGTGACTGTGTCTGGCGTAATGTGCGCGGCGTGAAAAAACCGCGGCGCGTTACCCAGCGCCTGCCAGCTCAAACCCAGACTTCGCGATTCTGGCCCCGAGTAAAACCCGACCAGCGGCAGCAGGCCCAGCCCAGACTTCAGGTTTGTGCACTGCGCTGTTAGCGCCCAGAACATATCGTCTGTGATAAAAAACGAGTTGCGCAGGCTTTCCGGCACCGGCTTTAGTGCCGCCTGCATTAGAAAGTAACCAGCGTCAACGTGGCGCCGGGCAAACGACAGCGGCACAAAAACACGGCGCGACATGAAATCGTCGTTGTACTGCACCAGCAGCACACCGGCGAGGCGGCCCGGCAAGTCGTAAAACGGAAAAGCCAGGCTCGGCCCGTCTTCGCGCATTCGAACTGGCGTAGCGCGCCCGAGCCGACCGCACAGTTCGGCAATCTGGTCGTGGTGCGCAACGCCAATAAGCCCGTGACACCCCGGCACAGACTCATCGAGGCCCAGTTCGCGCACCCGACAGGCGATAACGTCGTCATTGTGCCCCCAGGTCTGCCGAGACGCGGCGCCCCAGAGCTCTTCGCCCGCGTTCATCCGGCTTAATGCCCGGAGATACTCGCCCGATAGCCGGTCTGTTTCAGCGGCATTTGCCGCGCCAAGAGCCACAAAACGGCTTAACGCGTCGACGGTGCTTGTGTTCCAGATCTGGGCGGCAAAGGTTATGATATCTCCATGCGCGCGACAGGCTTCGCAGTGGAACCAGATTCCTCCCGTGATCGTATCGTCGAACAGGTACAGTTCTGGCGCGTGGCATAACGGACAAGTCATTACCGCCGGAAAAATAGGTTTTTCCGGTGTCAAGCTCATTGCCGACAGAGCTGCCAGGTGATTATGTCGGCGGATAAGGCAGACAGGTAACGCCATGACGAATATCCCAATGGATCAGACTCGTGACATTAGCGGCCGAGAAACCCACCGGCTGACGTCTCTTTATCCGGCGCCCGACTTCGTTAAGTCCGCGAGTGACGAGCGGCTCAAGGGCACGCCTGAGCTGCAGCGCCATCTTTACGCTGATCCGTACAGTAAACTCTATCCGTGCCACTCTGCACCTGCAACATGGATGAGCGCGCTGCACTTTGCCGACAAGCAGGCAAATTACTCGGCCGGCGCCATCGAGGCTGTGAAAAGCAACCTGCGCAAGGCGGCGCAGTTCTTCGGCATCGCCGGTCTGGTCGACGAGCTGCTGGAGAAGGTTTCTGCTGCGAACGCCGTAGATATCAACAGCCTTGGCGATGATTCCTTCGCCATCGTCTGGGCCTCCGAAGAGGGGGGCAAAGAACGCCACTGGCCGATGCGCAACGCCACCGAGGTAAAGTTCGCCGCGGCACACTTTAAGAAGCACCGCGACGAGTTCACGTTCGAGGACCGGCACACGATTGCCCAGAAGATTCTGGCCAAGGCTGCCGCGTTTGATGCCGACACCAGCGAAGCCGAAGGCACGCTGGAACTGGCGGCTGGGCTGGGCGCTTGCGCGGCCAAGGTGGCGAGCGACATGCTTCGCGCCCGGGCTGTGCTTGTAAAGCGCCGCAACCCCGAAGGCTCCACCGAAATGCTCAAGCTGGCGCAGGCGGTTGATAACAACCCCGAGGTCGCGAGGGCTCAGGAAACCCGGTTGAAGCTGGCGGCGGCCGTAGACGGTTTTGATCGCGCCAACAAGCTCTGCTATCTCTACGGCGACGGGGGCCTCGAGCGGCCCGAAGAAGTGCTGTTTGCGATCACCGAAAAGGTGGCGAACGACTTCATGCAGGCGCACGTGGAGACAACCACGGGCAACGTCTACAACCTGGCCGACCTTGAGAAGCTGGCTGTAGACGATCTGCGCAACTGGATGGGCGACGAGTTCGCCGACGCTGTGACCGCCGGCGGCGTATACGCCGACCGGGATAAACTCGCGGCGATTGTGCCCACGCTTGACCGCGGTATGGCGGCGACGCTGGACCGGTTGCTGCAGGAGAAAGGCGCCAGCGCGGCCGTAAAGTCAGCCGCGGCGGACACGCTTCTTCCGCTTGACCGGCTTCACGAGCTTGCGCGCGGGTGAGCGTTTCTTGCGCAGCCCGAGTTCAACGTCGAGCATGTAGTACAGCGCCTTACGGACGGTGGGCTGCCAGTGCTTGCCCGTCGCGCCCGAAATCACGGTACCGCCGCCGACCGGGCCAAACCCAGAGCAACTCGCAGCAAAATTGCCGTCGTCATCATAGCGCAGATCAGGCGCCAGTCCGAGCGTCGTCAGCCCTTCCCAAATCTCTTCGAACGTCAGCTCGTCGCGGCGGAGCTGAATGAATTGCTGGATATCGTCACCGGCGCGGTCGATTGCTTGTTTTTCAGCTTTGGGTCGTTCTTCACACGACAACGAATCAAAAGCCGGCGTGAACAGCTCCAGTCGGGCTGCGATCTTTTTTGCCAGCAGTGCCGACGGATCAGCGGGTTTGACTGTTTTCTTCGGGCTGGCCGGTGTTTTCTTGGCTTTGGTCACTCGCCTGCTCCTGTGATGTGGGGATGTTACGCTCACGCGGACCAAAGATATCTATGGCCGCGATTTCGTAACAATCGGGTGAAAGCGTCTGCGAAGATAGGCCCGCGTTGTTGGGGGCCGCGGCGGGCGTTTGCGTCTCGAGTTGCGCGGCTAACTGTTTGAGATACTCTTGATACTCACACCACGCGTCGTATTGCTGCCGCTCTTCTTCGGTCGGCCCATACGGCTCGTCAAGAAGCCGGTCGTTCCAGCCCATTGTCTTCCTTTTGGCGGCCGCGCCACTGAGTTGTTAACTCTTCGCGCGTGATGATAATGTCTGTCGGCGCCGTAATACCCAAGCGCACACGATCGCCCATAATTTCTACAACTGTAATAACAACCTGCGGGCCAATCCGAATTTTTTCGCTCTTCTTTCTTGTGAGAACGAGCATGGTCTTCCTTCCGTGTAGTGGCTAACGCTTTACGGAGTCGTGAAGCATTTGCGCCACTTGTTTGGTGGTACCGTTGGTGAGATGCAGCGCCGCTAATTGCGCTGCCAGAATCTGCGTTTTCATCTGAATCGACTGGTTGATGTCGGCTGTCTTCCCGGCTTCAAGATCGTACACAGCCGAAAACATCATCGGATCATCAGAAAAATCATCGATCGACGGCGAGATGCGCGCTTTACGAAGAGCAATACGCAACACGTCTGGCGCGTTGATAATGCCTTCTTTATCCAGCACGCCGCCGATGTAGCCGCGAATCTCGTCGCTAAACGGCTCGTGGTCGTTGTCATCCGGAGGCGCAATGAGCATGGCCTCTGTGATCCCCCACGCAACCTCTTCAGCGTCGGCCGGGTCAAACACCTGCGGATTGTAGGTGTCACCGCCAAACACGTTGCAGAAGGCAATGAAGTCGGGTAGAGATTTGAAGAATCTGTCCGTGGTTAGGACGTGGATGGCGGCGAGCAGTTTGTCCAGAGACAGTTGGGAGAGCTCGACGTCAAAGTCTTCCTCGATCTCCAGCGCGATGGTAGCCGGATCCCACTCCAGCGCCTCCATCCCAAAGCGGTCAAGAAACAGCGTCAGAAGGACCGTCGCAAAGGTCTCCCGACTTGTCCACGCTTCCTGCATCGTGTTTTTGGCCATGCCGGCTCCTCTTAGCAATTTGCTGTTTCCCGCGTGTGTAGAGCGCATTGAGATTGTACCCAATCGTCTCTACCGGCGGCATCGGGAGCGTCGTTACTGTATCACCAGTGTTAAGGTCCAAAAACCCAGTCCGGCCCGTCCACGTGCAGTAATTGCCGTCAGCGAACACCAGCTGCGTAAACTCGGCGGTGCTGGCCGTAAACAACGCGCGCATTTCGGTCAGGATCGTAATGCGCTGCTCGTGCTCCAGGAACGCCAGCCGCATCAGCAGGTCCGCGACAAGTAATCCATGAAAATCGTCCGGCACCAGCGGCTCGTTCTCTTGCGGCATGGACTTTTGCAGCACAGTGGCGAAAAGCGTCCGCAGCTGCAACTTGCTGAGTTTCAGAATCGGGGTTACCATACCGAGCGTGGTTTCACTGTCCTTCTGGGAGACTTTTTCCATGGTGGCTGTCCTTGAAAAGCTGGCGGTCGTTACGAATGGCCGGGCGGAGTACGTCGTCGAAGGCAACAACATCGAAGAGCTGTTGGCGGCTTCGACTAGCAACATCGTACTCAAAAAGGCCGCGGAAGCGGGCCTCAATCGTCCGGGCGTTTCGAACGCCAGCGGTCCGTACCCGGTTGACGCCGACGGCAAGACCGACGACGACCTGCTTCTCGGGAAGCGCGGGCCTGTGGCTGGCTACCGGCGCGACTTCGTTGTCTTAGCCGGACTTTGATTCTGCCGGCGGCTCGGCGTCTTCGGTTCTGAATGTGTCTCGAGATGCCAGTTGGGCCGCATAGAACTGCGCAATCATCGGCGCCACGCCGAAAAAGCGCTGCACAATGTCGACAAGCACGGTTTCCTCAAAGTGCTTGACGACAACTTTTGTGAATTTCGCCAGGGCCTCGGGTGTGTAACCCGCGGCCCTGACTTTTTTGGTCGCGTCTTGAATAGCCGGGATCTTGTCAAACATCAGCTGCAGGTACTGCGGATCCAGAAACCGAGCTTCCGGTCCGTACTCTGTGATGCTTTTTACGTCTTGCGGATAATCGAACAGCGGACGGCCTGCCCACACCGTACCATCTTCATCTTTGCTTGAATGGCGCAGATAGCGCAGCGCCCAGCCGTAAGCAGCGATGTCGTCGTTCGGCTCCGCCATCACAAACGGCGGTTGTTTGCCGGGCGGCTTTTTATCAAGCGCGCGTTTGTTTTTCACGCAAAATCCCCAATAGCTAAGGAAAATTGAAGCCGTTGATAGAACCACACGCGCGGCTGTGCAGTCGGATCACACACTGTTGTAAGTGGTGTCCGACTACACAGCCGCGACGTGTGGATGCGTATCCCCGCCGGGGTGGCAGCACTCAGCTGCCCGCGAACTCGACCACGCCGGAGCTATCGATCGTGTAGCTCCGGCTCGTGGCCCCGTCCCGAATCAGGACGCCGGTGACGGCGTCGAAATACGACGCCGCCGCGGCGCGGAGGCTGTCCTCCGTGCGGGAAATATACTCCCGCTTGTACTCTCGGATCCGCTCCGCCCTCTGCACCGGGCAGTCGAGGAGCGGATACCGTTTCAGGACATCGCGGCTCACCTCGAGGTCCTCGACAACCTCGTCGATGGCGGTGATCACGGCCGCCTGCTCGTCCGCCGACAGGCGGGCGAACGGCAGACTCTCGGGGGCAATCCTTCCCTCCACAATGCCGTTGATGGTCGAAATCTCCGCCAGAGTTTCCACGCTCATCGCGTTTTCTCCTGGGTCTGGGCCATCGAACAGGTGTACCGCGCACAACAGCGTAGACGGTACACCTTATATGCCCCGCTTTTCGCAGAAATTTAGCTGCGACCTGGCGGCAAAACTGGCGCAAAGATGTCTATCGCGCCCGGCGACTAGAAAGTCAGCGCAACGACCTGGCCGCTGGCGTTGACGTACGTTACGCGCAGCTTCGCGGCGCCGAGCAGCTTTTTCAGCTCGGCTTTTTTTTCGTTACTCAGCGCGGCCAAGCAGGATTTGATCTTGGCCATTTCTGTGCGCTGCCGAGCGTGTCTTTTGCGCCGACACTCGCCGCACGGTAGATTGTCGTTTCTGAAAATCTCGAGCTTGTTGTACAGGCACGGAATCGCCGACGTGTACTTGGCGTCGGCCAGCATCGACAGGATGGTGCCGTCTTCGATCACAACCAGGTCATTCGCCATGACTCACACTCCTGCAGACGAACTGCTTTCTTCGGGCTCGCCGCCAATCCAAACCGAACCGCCCGGAATCAGGTTGTCCATCACGTCCAGCGCGCGCTTGAGCGCCTGCACGTCATCGACAATGTCTTGAATCAACGCCTTGGCTTCGGATCGCGACCGCAGATGCACGTCGACGTAATCAAGCCGGAACCATTCCGGACGGGAGCCGGGAATCGGCTCGTCTTCCGGATACTCAGCCAGGTCGGTCGGCGAGCAGATGTGCGAGAACGCGCCTTCGCGTGCGCCGGCGCCGGGTTTCATCGGCAGCAGCAGGTACGCGAAGACCTTGCTGGGC